GGCGGCACAGCCTCCACCACGGGTAACCCAGCAGTCCCGATCCAGACCACTGGCCTCCCATACGCCTCCCTCGCCGGCGTGACCCTGACCAATCCGGGCAGCGGCTACACCAACGCCGGCCCGCTCGCAACCCTGCTCGAAGTAGAGCCTCTGCTGAACTACCAGTTCTGGTACAACGGCAAAGACACTCTTTACGTCGGGGTGAACGGCCGTCTTGTGATGAGTGTTGTGGGTGGCGTAGCCGGCAACATCGGTGTGGTGGGTGTGGCAGCGGGCGCTACCGTCAACGTCGCAACTTCCATCTCTCCGTCGTTCTACTCCACGACGCAGTTGAGTGTCGCGGTCGCTACCTTCCAACCTCCGCTTGGCAACCCGATCAACCTCCTCCCGCTGGTTCCGCTGGGTTACTCAATCGGCATTGCCAACACTACGGCCAACATCCGCACACTGTACGTGGACGAGTTCAACGTCGCGGTAGAGATCAACTAACCGGAGCCTATCATGGACTTGACAGTTAAGATTGTCCATGACGGGGCGAGGAATGCTTCGATCCAGTTAACTGGATCGGGGTGTTGCGGGTGGAGGGAGGTTCTGCGTATGCCTGACCTCTCTCCTCTCCCCCGTGAAGTCCGGATTGATGCGGTGTACTACGCCGTGTCGGACGGACTCGAGGTTCAGTTCGCTTGGGCGGGAGAAGAGCGCCAGCCCTTCCTCCCCGTCTCCGGGCGCGGTCGGGTTGACTTTGGTGAAGTCTCTGGCCTCCACAACACAGCGCTGACGAAGAACGGTAACCTGGAAATGCAGGTGATCGGGCCAGTCAGCAAGGACAAGATCTTTACCATCGTACTGGATCTGTCCAAACATATTGGAGTTGCAAATGGCTAGCTCACAAGCGGTTTATATCAAGTCGGGGGATCAGCCTCGGGCGATGCTGTTCGGGAACGCACAGGTTAATTCCCCCTTCACCACGACGAATCAGAACACTCTCCCGATTTATAAAGAAAGTGTGTTTGCTTCATTCCAGGCGATCTTGACAGGGACAGGGGCATTGACCGGGACTGCGACGTTCCAAATCTCGAACGACGATGCGACGGGAAGAGGGTTCGTGTTTAACAACCGAGCCGCTCCTGGCGCTCCTGTCGGGATTACTTCTGGCACGACTGGCATGACTTCAGCCGCGAATGACTTTGTCCAAGGGATCGTGGGCACCGTCATTGACATGCAAGGGGTTCCGTCAGGGACTACCGTAGTGTCGGTGACGAACGCCGGAGCGCTGGTTATGAGCGCGACCGCTACGTTGACCGTGGCGAATGCTCCGGCGAATTTCCGAGTGCTGGCTTGGTGCGCCACGGCTCTTGCCACGGTTACGCTGAGCGGATCAACCTTAGTAACAGACGGGTTTACCACCACAGCCCCGTGGCGCTATGTCCGGGCAGTTGTTTCTGGTTTGACAGGGACGGGCGCAATCCTCTCTGTCAACATGGGAGTTTGATATGACTGTTGTTATCAATCCAATTACAGCGGGCGGTGGCAGCGGTGGCAGCGGTGGCAGTACACGCACATTCTGGGGCGTCGTCGCAAGCCAGGCCGCGATGTTGGCCCTGTCGGCCGCGGTAGTCGGCGACTGGTGCGAGCGCAGTGACGTTGGTAATCAGGTGTTTGAGTTGACCACGGCTGGGTATGCCACGCTGGCAAACTGGACGGCCTACGGGTTGGGAACTTCCAGCAGCGCAAACCCGCCTGTTACCGCTACCGCTGGTTTTACCTTCGCGCAAGCGAGCCACGAAAACCGAGACATCGGTTTCAACAGCGCGTCCCCTGGAACCTTTGTGTTTGACGGTACGGCGGCATTCAACAACAAGGGCAGCTTTCGATTGATGCAAGAAGGCGCGGGAGTTGCCACGCTTTCAATCTCAGGCGTCACTCTCGCCAATCCACGCAGTTTCTCGCTTGTTACTGTGGGAATTGGAACCTACATCGACGCGGAATGGGATTCGGTGATTCCGGGATTGGTAATCACTGCAACTGGCTCAGGGGCAACAGCCGTCACAACCCTCGGCATTTTGTCGCAGATGACCAGTCAGTACGGCATGAGTATTCCGCAAAATGTTGGCTCTATTGCTTACACCACGCTAGGAATGTCTGGACCTACGGCTGTTGGGACCGGCCCCGCAAACGCCTCTATTGCTGACGGGACCGTAGGTTTTGGGCAACTTCGACGTGTCCGATATCCAACGGCGGTGGCAGCTACAAACAACCAGTGCGGGTTCTACAGAAATACCCCGTACTTCAAAGTAAACGCAGGCGGTGATTACAACGGCGGATTCCCTGTGCTACTCGCGATATCCATTTCTGACGTAACGCCGGCACAAGGAAGTTTGTTTCTTGGGCTAGGGAATGGCATCGCAAACACCGCGACTCTTGAGCCAAGCGCATTCACAGCGGCGCTCCTTGGCATTGAAAAGGATAGCGTCGATGCAAATCTAAGCGTCATCTATAACTCACCCGGCGGAACCCCCACTCGGGTAGCGCTCGGTGCAGCATTCGTGTCCGCTCAGTTCAAAGCGTTTGCTGTACTCATTGACAAAAACCAAGCAGGCACTTCATTTAATATCACGCCGTATTACCTCGACAGTGCGTCTGATCTTTGGGTCACTGGATCAACTACCGTAGCATCGACGAATATCCCCACGGCTGCATCAACACTGCTCGCCCAAATATGTATTCGGTCTTCCTTGGCCGCATCTTTGGCGCTGTCAGTAGACGACCACGGTATGTGGCGCGGCAAGACTGCGGGGCTGTAATCATGGGCTACTCTTCACGCAAACACCGCACGCCGGTTGCAGGCGCTTTCGCTATTCAAGATATAGGCACATCTGGTTGGACCCCGTACCCTACGCCCGCAACTTGTGACTTTCCAACGAACGGCTACAAAGCAGCGGCGCAAACTGGATCACGCATTTATTACATAAATCCGTCGCTAGCGTACAGCCTGGCAAACGACACGGCTGCGCTTTACTACCTGTGGAATGGTACGGCGCTCATTGACAACCTCGGAAATCTGGCGCCCACGTCTGGGGTGTTTACAGGGATTGCCTACGGTACTGACCCATTCAATCCAAGCGCATCTGTAACTGAGTATTCACGCTGGGCGCATGTGGCACCGCGTGACAACGGAGACATCGGCGGTGCAACTACAACAAACATTGGAAGCTGGGCCATGGGTACAACTGCGTGGCGCAGCAGCAAGCCCGATATGTGGCTTTTTAAACGAGGTACTACGCTGGATATGTACCGCGACATGCGGACTTTTCTTGATGATACCGCTCGGACAGCAACAAGAGTTAGCGGGTACAACACACTCGTAACGGCCGGTGGAGTATCTTCAACAAAGCGCGCAGTGATTGGAGCTTATGGATCAAAGGTTTCCGCGCGGCCGGTCATTAAAAATCCGTTCGGGCAAGGGTTTCTTGGGCTTAACAACTCCGGTCCATATTCATACGTTTCCTACCTTGACCTAACATTTGATGGCTCGCAAAGAAACGTGCAATTGTCTCCAGTGGATTACCTTGGGTTTCCATCAAATAGTTCAGGAGTAAATACTGCTACTAATTTTTTCGGCCTGCAGACATCATTATTTACGGATATTTTATTTGAAGGCTTGCACTTTCATAGCATGAATAGCAACGTGCAATTGCAGTGGGGAACAGTTAATTCATTGTTTGTGCCGGGTATTACGATAAATCGCTGCCTTATAAATGATGGCTGGGGCGATAGTGATCCATATCCAGGGCAAGTAACCGCGACCAAGACCGGAGCGGATCAGACTTGGACAGGGGCGGCATTTACGCAAGTCACCTACGGTGCCACCATCGCAGGGTCTAACCAAGCTGGATGGAACACGACCACCAGCGTCTATTCAACGGCAACGGCAGGCAGGTATTACAAGACTTGGTTTCACCTGAAATTTACGGGCACCGTGACTGGCAGCATTCAGGTCGCAATGTTTGTCGGCGGTGTGCAAGGGCAGACAGTAACCATTCCAGGAACAGGAGTGGCGCTCGACACGTACAACCTGCACGACATTCTTTACAGCGGTTTGCAGGCATCGGCGGGAACTGCGATTGATATTCGTGTTGCAGTAACAGCAGGCAGTGGGACATTTACGCTTGCAGGTTCATCGGCGGGCGCAGCGATGGTGTCTGAATTACTTTCAACAAGTGGTGGAGGAAATGGTATTTATATGTTTGGCGGCAGTGCCGGTGCTCGCTATAACTTAACGGAATCAATTTTAATACGCAATGGATTTAGTATTGATCCAAACGCGCAATCAACCACTTTCCCAAATGGTTCGGGAAGATACGACTGGAACATCTATAATCATAATATGTATCTGGTTGGGAACTTCGACCCGACAGGATGCTTTGAGACTGGAAATGTCAGCTTAATAGGTGCGGCGGGTGATGTTCGTCGAAATGTTGCGAACGTCTCTAAGTGCTTCACTTATGGCGGGTATACAGGCATGAACCCGGAGCATAACGGTAACCCATATACATCCACTGTTGGGGGGTGGACGGATAATGTTCACCAGCACTATCGAGCACAGTTTGGTACGGTATCAGCGCACCCTGCCTGGGGATTTCTGTTCGCAGAAGGCATGTACGGAACTTCCATTCTGAGAAACATTGTCACAGAAGCTGGCATGTCTGGGGCTGCTGCTGATACTGCTTTGGTATTTAGCAGCGGATCGCAACCCTATCCGATTCCATCTCAAATAGTCTGGCAGAACTCACTGACCAATCTCCAAGTGAACAACAATATTTTCGATGCCACCTACCCGACTACAGCTTACGCAGTGACGGAGAAAAATGGGTCGAATGATGTTTCATCTCAGTGGATGACGCCCACGAATATAGACTGGGTAACGGGGGGAACAACTTACATCACCGGCAACACGGTGAGCGTGGCAATACTTGGAAGTTATACTGGTACGCCCGTCTATCAGTGGTATCGCTACACAGGCTATTTAACCAAAACACCGGCACTTGGCGCAGGCGCGACTACGGCAACGTACACATTGCAGGCCATTGATATCTCAAGCAACAAGCCAAGCGTTGCTTGCTTGGTGACGGGTATTGTTCTGGCAGCCGGGGCCGGCATCAACGGGATCACCGGCACCGGTAACAGCATCATCCAATCAGCGGGCGCCGGCACGACCCTTCCACGCTATTTTGTGCAGGACGCAAACGGTGGCAATGTTGGCGCCCCGGTTTATGCCATGGCGCCCACGGCATCGAATTCGGTGTATTCAGCCACTTCGTTCTATGCTAGCCGCGCAGTTCAGACTACAGCAGCAGGCGGTACAAACGCCAATGCTTGTCTTGCAACCGCGCTGCCTGCTTTGAACATTAACGTTACAACTGCCGAAGGAGTGCAGGAGTACCGTGATGCCGTTGTAGGGAAAACAAATCTCGCTGATGCAATGCGGCGTGGCCGCTGGGATGACCGGCTACTTGGGCGGCAGATCGGCAATCATGTCCGCACCGGGCGCGGTATGGCTACGGTATGACCTTACGCAACAACGACATACACGCCGCTGATCTAACGAAAGGAAAATCCATGACCCCCATTGACCCCTCTGACCCCCGCATCAAAGCTGCGTTGAAAGAAGCCCTAACCGAATGGCTGAACGATCAGTTCTCCCTCTTCGGTAAGTGGACTCTTCACAGCCTCATGGCGATTGTTTTCGCCGGGGCTGTGATGCTGTTCCTCTGGATGCAGGGAGTCCATAAATGAGCGTGAGTAGTGTAGACGACATGATCGTTCGGGATGAGGGGACGGAGTTCGCCGCCTACCCTGATCCGTTATCTGGTGGTGACCCCTGGACTATCGGGAACGGGCACACAGGACCGGAGGTGGTCGAGGGCCTGGTCTGGGGCCAGGAGCAGATCGACGCCGCACGGGAGGCTGATATAGCCAAGGCCACAGACGAGTGCCGTGGGGCTTTTGTCTGGTTCGCCGGTCTCAACGGGCCGCGGCGAGCAGTGTTAACCTGCATGGCATTCCAACTCGGTCTTCACGGGTTAAAAGGATTTGTTCATATGCTAGCGTTTGTAGCCTTGGGGGACTGGGCACGTGCTTCTGAAGATATGATGCAGAGTCTCTGGGCGAGACAGACTCCCGCCAGGGCCCAGCGCATGGCAGATCAAATGCGGATAGGAGACTGGGTATGACCGCGGCGGTGAACTTCAACACAGTCGAGCGCGTGATTGTGGAGGCGTATGAGAACGCCGGACTGATCGCTATGGGCAGCTACCCCAACTCGGACCAGTACGCCAGAGGGCTGAACAAGCTCAACACGATTGTGAACTATCTCCAAACCCAGGGGATCAAACTCTGGACGCAGGTAGACACTCCAATGGTGCTGGTAGCCGGGACGAACTTCTACCCATTGGGGGCAGGCCAGACCGGCATCTCCATGACCAAGCCCCTCCGGGCTCCGTTTGTCTACTTCCTTAGTGCAACAGGCGCCCGCACTCCCATGACGCCGGTGAGCTGGCAAGAATGGGTCAACCTCCCGTTGCAGACTTCTGCCCTCGGCCAGCCGGTGAATTACTTCATCGACAAGCAAGCGACGTTGCTTGGAGTGTATCTCTGGCCTACCCCCGACGCACTCTCCGCCACGGGGTCGGCCCACCTTGTGCTCCAAACCCAGATCCCGAACGCCCAAGGCCTGACCGACACGACCGCCTTCCCGCCTGAATGGTTCTCCACCCTGGCCTGGGGATTGGCAGATGAACTCTGCACGGGGCAGCCAGAGGCGATTGTTCAGCGCTGCGCCGGGCGATACCTTACGTTCAGGACTGCATTGGAAAACTGGGACGTGGAGGACGCGCAAGTCTTCTTCACCCCCGATATGAGAGGAGGCGCCGGTGGCAACAGCTTCGCCTAACGGGCCAACACTCCTTCCCTTAGTCATCGCGCCTAACCAGCGCGGGTTTGACTCCTCCCTCGATTCTAAACTCCTGGATTGCTACCTCGAGAAAGATTTCGAGGATAAGTACTGGGTGACAAAACGCCCTGGGATGAAGCTGCTAAACAGCGGCCCTGGTACGGGACTGGGCCGTGGGGTCTATGGCAACAGTACAACGTCGTTCCTGATCCAAGGAGCTCAAGTATTCCGGCAGGGAGTTCTGCTAGGGGCGGTAAATGCTTTAGTGGATTATCCGTACTTCTGGTTTAACGATACTCAGGGAAATCCGAGTTACACTTACTTCTCCAACGGCGATGCGGGGTATACCTGCACTAGTCTTGGCACGTTTGCCGCAATCTCAAATGTGAACTACCCTGCCTTTACCGTACCAGGGTCAGCGTACTTGGACGGAACTCTCTACGTCATGGATGCGTCGGCGCGGATCTGGGGCAGCAATCTCAACGATCCGACTACTTGGTCTGCCCTCAATGTAATCCAGGCTCAGATTGAACCTGACCGTGGAGTGGCGATTGCGAAGCAGTTGATCTATGTCGTGGCGCTGAAGGAGACTTCGACAGAGTTTTTCTACGATGCGGCGAACCCCGTAGGGACTCCACTCCTCCCAGTCCAGAACGCCAAGATTGGATACGGCTGCGCTTACCCGCTGTCGGTGCAGAACATCGACGATGTATTGTTTTGGATAGCGAAGACGAAAGAAGGTGGACTGCTGGTTGGAGAATGCCGGGGGATGAAGTTTCAAAAGATCTCCACACCGGCCATTGATCGGTTGCTGGCCTCGGTACCTGTAAACGCGCAAGTCACGTCGATGAGTATGAGGCTGAATGAGCACACATACTACGTGATTAGGTTGCCGTCAAACTTCTCTACGCCGAATCTGTTTCTGGTTTACGATGCGACAGAGCGGCTTTGGTATCAATGGAACAATCCTCTTGGGCTGCTGGTCTCTACGGCTTACCCTCAAGCTGGTAACGGCCCCTCGGTCGCGGCGATGCAGGGCACGGATGGCAGTGTCTATAACATACCGCAAGGGCAGGTAGCGTACTACGACACAGCTGTTGGGTTAGTGAACTTTCCCATTGTCACAGAAATCATTACGCCGAACTTTTCTGCCGGAACGAAGATTGTCAAAGTGATGTCGCGGTTGAAGTTTCTTGCGGATCAGAACGCTGGAGGGATGCTGCAAGTTCGTTGGAGTGACGATGATTATAAAAACTGGTCAGCTTGGAGAACCGTAAACCTGGCAGAAGACTTTCCTCAGTTAGCTAATCTAGGATCGTTTCGTAAGCGGGCACTGCACCTTCGCCACAGTTCGCCGACGCCCTTCCGCCTCCAGGCATTGGAGCTGGATGTACTACTAGGGTCTGTATGACAAAACGGATCACTGTCGCCCCGACCTACTCCCCGATGTATAAGGACGTGAAGGACTTGGACCCGCGTTGGTTCAAGTGGTTGAACGATGTCGCGGCGGTACTGAATGGGGATGGGTTGCTACCTCCAACAGGGGTAACGCTGGGAGCTAGCCCTGCTGTGTACCAATACACGGGGCCGAATGGTGGAAGCGTGATTGTCTCGGGCGGTACGGTTTCCTTGATCGAGTTCAGTCGCGGCGGCGTGACGTACTACACCACGGGGCAGACCTCCGGGATGTTTACAGTCTCCCCTACGGACTACCTCCGCATAACTTACACGGTTGTTCCGACCGTTACTTTGGTGCTCCGATGACCACGATACAGAGAGAGAGTTCCTGGGATTGTGTTGAAGGGATTAAGGCCCTGATCGAAGATCACTGGAACGAGGTTGCCCTCCACAAGGACGTGGTGAAGCTCGAACCGAACTGGGGGCAGTACGCAGCCCTAGAAGCGCAGAACCGTTTGGTCATTATCACCGCGCGAGAGGGGGAGTTGCTTGTAGGGTACTCGGTGTTCTTCCTCCATCACCATGCACATTACAAGTCTTGCTTGGTGGCGAGTAATGATGTGATATACTTGGTTCCGGGGAAGAGGGGTGTAGTTGGTACCAGACTCATCCGCAATTCCGAAACCATTTTGAAATCCCTGAACGTAATCAAGATGACGTGGCATGTGAAGCCCTCTCATGACTGGTCAGGGGTGCTGAAGCGCATGGGGTATGAACAGGAAGAAATAATCATGGGTAAACTTCTGGGAGACCATCATGGGATTTGAAGCTGTTGCAGCGGTATTAGTAGACGCATTCGCCACGGAGGGAGCGGCGGCGGTAGTGGGAGATGTAGCGTTGGGGGCGGCTGCTGAAGGAGCAGTTGGTGTCGGTGTGGGTGAGCTTGCGGCAGGGGCCGGAGAGGCTGTGCTTGTCGATGGTGCAGCCGCAGGGGCACTCGATGCCGGGGGGTATGCCGGAGTCATGGGAGCTAGTGATGCGACGGGAAGTCTCGGACTGGCCGATGCCGGGGGGATGGCGAATATAGGCGGGGCTGAAGCCTTCAACGCCGCAGGGTCTGATGCCCTGAGCGCCTCAATCAATGGGGGGATGACCTCAGCAGAAGTCGGGGCGAATGTGGGAACGGGGGCTGGAAATGTGGCAGCGGGAGCTGGGGGGTCAAGCCTCGGGACGTATGCGCAGCTGGCCTCCTCCGTCTACAACCAGTACAACGCGGCGCAGTTGAAAGCCGCGGGGAAGGCAGCAGACCCGTTCGCCGCGTACCGTCCAGGGTATGCGAAGCAACTCCAAGACCTCATGGCTCACCCGGACAGCGTGACGAAGCTTCCTGGGTACCAATCAGGGCTGAGGCAGGCCGAACAAACTTTGACCCGGCAAAGTGCAAGCCAGGGGTTGACGGGGAGTGGGACGACTGCGGCGGCCTTAGCAAACCTCGGGTCGACTTATGAAAATCAGTTTTATAACCAACAGGTTCAGACGCTGAGCGGGCTTGGCGGGTCGGGGATTAATAATGCAGGCCTGAGCCTCGGAGCGCAAGTAGCAGGAACAAACGCCTCTACCGCGGATATGAATTCGCTGATGAAGCTCCTTCCCATGCTGACCGGTGCGGGGCAAGGAGGGGGTGGAGGTGGGGGCGGTGGTGGTTCCTGGTTTGATGCCGGAAGTGGTGGGAGCTGGTAACATGAGCGATCTATCCCTCACAACACTCGACCCGATGCAGGCCCAACAGGACTGGAGACAGACCCTGGCCGGGACAGCAACAGCGGAATCAAAAGTCGGACAGCAGCAGGCTGTGACAGACCTGGCCCAAACTCGGGCGAAGGATGCGCGGCACCAAGTTGACCAAGGGAAACAGGCGGAGCAGTCGCAAGCAGATTTTCAAAAGACCCTTTCTGGAATAGCGGAAGACCTCCCTGTGCTGGAGAAGCTGGGGAAGATCTCCAACGCCGCACTGGCTTCGGGACGGTTTAAGGAAGCGGAGCAGACCCTCGGCATGATGGCGAAGGTTGAAGCGCAAGGGGAACTGGCGGATCAGCGGCGGGCGAAGACGGAAGAGGCCAAGGCCAAGACCGGGACGGAGCGGCTGAGCCATCTGATGGAGTTGGTGGCGAGTGTGAAAGATCCGGAGAGCTCGCGTCTGATGAAGGAATTGTATAAGCAGTCGTATGGGGAAGATGGGTTGTATAAGCTACTCGCCAACATGGACTACAACCCGAAGATCGTTGAGGCGGCGAAAGAGTTCCTGACGAAGAAGATGTCGGGGCTAGATGACGCACTGACCCGGGCGAAGATCGCGACGGAGCAAGTGAAGGCGAGTCGGGCTGCCAAGACAGGGGATGCGAGCGTGCGGTACTACGACGCGCGGATTGAAAAGATTCAGGAGGGGGATAAGGCGAAGGAGAAAGCTGGGGGGAAGGTGGCCACGGCTAACCCGAACGATGTGAAGGAGGTTGCGGCGAAGATCAAGATTGATCATCCAGATATGCCGCCGCTGAGTCTGGATCTGGCTGCGCGGGAACTGGCGAGTGATGCGAAGTCGATACAGCAAAAGGATGGCGGGTCGTATGCTGCGGCGGTGCAGAAAGCCATTGATCTGAAAAAGGATCGGTTTGTCACTATCCCAGGGGAGAAGACGCTCATGGGGTTTGGTAGTCCAGGGCCGTCGAAAACTCGGTTCGCTACAGGGACAATGGCAGCCCCGATCGCCGCGACCCGCAACACTCAGTTTGAATCTGGGAAGTACTACACCACACCGAAGGGCGTGTTGAGGTTCAACGGCACTGGGTTTGAAGCCTCGACACCGAAGGGGAAAGCCCCCGACGACGGAGAAGAAGAATGAACGAACTATCTGTCAATGATGTTTTTGGGGGAGCTGCGGCTCCTTCTCCTTCTAGCGGGGGGAGGGCTGAGATGTCGGTTCAGGATGTGTTTGGGGCTGGTGCGGGGACTCCGCCAGCGCCGAAGATTCCGGGGCAAGGGCCTGAGCCTAAAGGGTTTTTTCCAGGACGGTCGCGGGTGCAGGGGCAGCCGAAGCCGGAAGCTAAGCCTGGGTTTTTGGAAGAGCTGTGGAGTACGGCTACATCAACAACCTGGGCTCAGGATTTTAACGAAGGTGGGTTGGGGAGTGTGGCGCATGGGCTGGGGCGGAAGTATGAAGAAGCGATGAACTCGCGCCTGCCGCCCGAGCTGCAAAAGGTCAAGGCGCCCGAAGGGTTTAGATGGAACTCGCCGGAGGAGGCGAAGGAGTCTGGGAACCTGATGCAGAAGAAGGATACTGCTCCGCCGCAGAAAATCATGGATATGGTGAAGGCCGCTGGGGGGTATATGAAGGAACACCCTGGCGCAACTGTTGGGGAGTTTTTCAAAGCGTTTCGCGCTGACCCGGAGTTGATTCTTCCAATGGTGGGGGAGGCCGGACTGGAAGCGAAGCTCGGGATGGTGCTGGCAAAGCTTGGGAAGGCCGGACAGGTTGCGGGGAAGGTTGTTGGCGGGATGGCTGAG